CGACAGCTTCTCTTCAAGCGTCGGTGTTTGGTCCTCCATCGTCTTTCTCCTTGGCGAACACGTAGCCAAGCCGCGCTCGCTCGTACGCCATGTGTCGGCGTGTCTCGCGCACTAGCGGTGATTGGTTACGCTTACTGTCGACGCTGCCTTCCGTTTCCGGACTGACAGCGTTCTCGCCTCCCAAGTCGGGCTGACGATGGTGGCCTCCCTGGTCGGGCTGACCGAGCAGCGATGCATATCGCTGCAAACTCGAAACTGTCTGTGGGAACAAACCCTGCGGGGCCGCACACACGTCGTAGACGTGCTGGATGTCCGTGATCAGACGCTTTTCCTCGTCCGGACCGTCGTCGTTCTCCGTCACACTGAACTCGTTACCTGCCGTAGTGAACGCGAACGACGCCTGGCGGACGACACCGACGCGCATCTTCGACGCGAGCGCGATCCCGTCCGGGTCATCGCGTGACACTTTCGCGAGGAACCGCAGCCCGTTCTTGTCCGCGCTCAACTGAAGGCTGCCCGGCTGCCCGGCAGGCACATCGGTCGCTGCGACAGACGTGTTCATGTCGTGGCCGCGGTTGAAATGGACGACACCGGACGGCTGATCGAACTGCTGCGACGCGAGCACATTCGCGAACGCTTTCGGGGCAATCTCCACAGTCGCCCGCATGAACTTGTCGGAGTACACCTCCGCCTGATGTCCGAACACGGCCGCGTAGCCGCTCATCGTCCATGTGTTGTCATCGTTGCTTGAGCTGTCGCGGACGTCGACCATCTCGATCGGCGCGACCGCGTAGAAACGCTCGACGTCGCTCATAGGTTCCTCCAATTAGTCAAGGTGCCACCGGGTCGAGAGGCTTCGGCGCCTTCCCGTTCACACCAGGATTCGGGGTCGGGTTCGGTCCGCCGCCGACCGGGACCACCTGCGGAATCATCCCTGGCCGCTGGTTTCCTCCATCAGCCGGGACCGGTGGCAACGGAGGCAGCCCCTGCGTCGCCCGCCACTCATCCACCAGCAACCGCCCATCCTGGACACGCTGATGCGCAACATTGTCCTCTGTCATGATGTCGCCGCGCACGAAAGCCTCTGTGTCGAACTGCGGATAGATGCTGCGGCCAAGCGACGGAAACAACGTGTCGTCACCGGCGAGGGCTGACTCGATCCGCTCGAGTTCGGGACCCAATCCGAATCTGAGCCACGTCATCAGGTCCTCCTCAAGCAACAGCCTGGTCTTACTCGACATGCTGGGCGTGCCCAATAGGTTGGCGGGGACGCCCATGATCAGGCTGGCGTCCTCGATCGTCAGATGCGCCATCTCCACGAACTGCGCGTCGGCCATCGTCATCGAGATCGGGACAAGCTTGGCGCCGCCGCCAACGACCGCGGTGGTGTCGCCACCCAACCCCGAGTTGCGGTTCTCGAAGCCCTCTTTCCACTCCTCAGCTTCCGCCTTCTTGACGCCGCCGGGGAACTCGATGCCGAGCTGCAAACTCGTGCCGCGGTTCCACATCTTCTCCTCGTACCGTTGCCGCGCGATCGGAGCCGCAAGCGCATCCCGGAACACCTTGATCGGCGACGGCGCCTCCCAAGTGCCGCCGTTGCCGTGGCCGCGGACATGCAGAATCGTGGTGTAGTCGACCTTGTATTTGCCTGGGCCGCGACCGACCGGGTCGATGTAGCCGTCGTTGATCGTCACCTCATAGCGGCCCTGCCCTTTGCACGCAACCTGGTCAGGATGGAGCGCGTACCAGTCGATCACCCGGTAGCTATTCGGGTCGACGAGCTTCCAGATGTACGCGTTGTTCCGGTACGCGAGCGACTCGCCGACGGTCTCCCAGAAGCCGAACCGCGTCTGCCACTCATTCGGATCGTCGGCAAACAGGCCGGACTGCCACGCTCCGTCGACCTGCTTCTTCAACGGCCCCTCGCCGCGCCAACACTTCAACTGCAGCGACGCCAACGCCTCCGACCGGATCCTCGCCGCCCTAGCGATCGCCGGGATCCCGCGCACCGCTACCTCACCGAACTGGCCCTGAATGTTGCGGAGGTTGCCGTACCCCCACTTCACCATGTCGGTGAGCGCGAAACTGTAGTACTCGACCTGTGTGCCGCCGCGAAGGTTGAGGATCACGTTAGAGCACCTCGTAAAACGCGACTCTGGAGCGAGGCACGCAAAGCCACCTGGAGTCGAGCTCGGCCGGGTTAGCACCAGGCGCGACCAGCAACGTCGGGAGCGCGATCATGTACTCGTGTCTGCGCCTTGAGACAAGAATCCCCTCGACGGAGGGGAGTTGGGACTGTTGCTCGTCGACGAGGTGCATCCGCACCCTGGGTTTCCGCTTCACGCCGAGTTCCTCCAGTGGCGGCGAAGCCAGACTCGACGGATCCCACGCCTCGGAGTCATCGGCCATACCCAGAATTGGAACGGCAGCCAGAACGGGAGAAAAGCGAACCCGCGCGGGCTGAGGGTCAGGAATGGTTGGATGTTTCCGGGACTGGTAACGCGATAGCGCGTTGTGCTCCAACAGATGATCTGACTGCCATCTGGCGTACGTCCCACGCGAATCATCCCGGCACCAACTCGGCACCGAACTCTTTACGCCGGTCGTAGTACACCTGCGCCTGATAGCTACGCCATGTCGACCGGCCTCCGCGATGGTCGCAACGCACAAACGGCAGATGCTCACAGTCGGCGAGGCCGGGCTTCGCGACGCAGTACCCCTCGTACAGGAGTTGCCCGTCCCCAGTCCAGTAGCTGAAATGGTTGTGCCGCAAATGGATCCCGGTCGGTTGGGCGCGGAAGAACTTGCGGATCGGGAAGCTGCCTTCGCGGGTGCCACCGTTGACCTCGTCGTACATCAGCGAGGCAGCGTCGCAGTCGAGCCGCTCAAGCGCCTCGCGGAGCCCCAGCGCCTCGGTAATCCGTTCGTCGGCGTCGACGATCCACAACCAGTCCTCACCCGGCACGGCGACCATGTGGCCCGCCGCGAACGTAAATGAGCGTTTCTCGATCTCGTTGCCGAACCAAATGTCCTGGGGGCAGTAGAGGGAGACGCCGACGCTGGCTCCTTGGGCGGCAGCGAGAATCGCTTGCGCCTGCTCCCCTGGTGACTGGGGACGGGCCAGCGGGTAGAGCATGTAAGCCCCATCCACAGCCACGAGATGGTCGATACCGGCCGCCGCTAAAGACGCGACGAGTTCGGTTAAGCACCAGGACGGCTCGTCATACCAAGTCAGCAGGGCCACCAACTTCACGCCGCCACCAGCCCCTGAACGTCGAAGTCGATGGCCGACGGCTCGACACCGATCAGAAGCTGCTTCCGCGGGTCCGTGTCGAGCGCGCTCCACACCTGCTTCACATGCCAAACAAACGCGTCCCGATGCGCCACAACCGGCACCCCGTCATCGAGCAGCCGCAGACACAGATGCCGGTCCGCGGAACGGCCGCCAGGCTGCAACTCGTACGGATACTCCTCCCATAACTCGACGCTCATCCCGGTCAGACAGAAGCCCGCGAACACCGTCGGAATCACCGGGTCCGCGACGCACTGCACCTCGCCTAGCGTCGGGAACTCGCCGCTGATCGTCGCCTCCATCCTCGTCGCGAGATTCACGCGGAGATCATCCTCACCCAGGTTGCAGTAGCCCGTCGCGACCGGGTGGCCGTCATCCAGAAGCTCCTGGACGTAGGCGAGCGCGTGCGGACGCGGCACCGTGTCATCACTGATGATGAACGCCCGCTCATAGCCGCCCATCCGCTCCAGGATCTCCGGCCAACGCTCAGCAATCGTCGCCTCGTCCATGTTCCGGAGCCACAGCTTGTCGACAGGCAACTCCTGGATCGCCCGAACGCACTCCGAGATGCGGCGTGGGTTCAACACCAGCAGCAGATCGTTCACGCCACCAGCTCCAGTCTGGAGGGGAGATCGTCAGCCGTCGTGATCCGGAGCAGATAGTCGCCGTTCCCGAGCACGTCAACGACCTCCGCACGCGCAGCCACACCGTTCACCTTGAGCGCGCCAAGCCTCGACTGCGCCACAGTCTCCCCAGCCGTAAACGGATGCGCGAACACCTCGAACATGGACGCGGCGTACTCGTTCGGGATCAACGCCGAACCGAGCACACCCACCGGCGTCAAGCGCCGTCGTCCTCCCGCAAACCAGCAAGAGGAATCAAACCACGCTCACGACAGCGACTAACCCATTTGGCGGCAGTCGTCTTCGTAACCCCAAAGGAGTCGGCCACCGTTGAGGTTGGCCTGATGAGATGAGCGTTATAAACCTCGGCAACTCGAACAAAGTGCGCCGCGTCATAAATCGGGGGGCGGCCTAACACATGCCCAGAAATTGTCCTGGTCTCCGTCAAGCGCCGTCGTCCTCCGCGACTAGAGCAGGCCTATTTGCCTTGCTCGATACGCCCGCTGTCGACACGCGCTTGAGCAATAGGCGGCATGACTTCGCGGCGAGAAGAACTGGCGCAAACAAGTGAAACACCGATGCTTTGTGAGTTTCATGGTGAACAGTCTCGCAGCCGTGAGTACCCAAATCGTTACGGCTAAGAGCGAGGCCCCGCTGGACAAACAGGGCGGGGCCTCGCTGGCACGGCGTGGCACCATGCACCGACAACGCTACTCCACGACCCTCCCGGATCGCGTTACGGGTAATCACGCCCCGTCATCCTCCACAACCTCAGGCACACGCGGATCACGGAACCGCGCCGGCCACACATGCCGCACCCTGAGCTCCGTCACCAACCGGGCGTTCGCGTCAAACATCATCTCCTGCGCACCCGCCTCCAACAGAAACGCCCGCGAAATCCGGTCCGACAGAATCTGCGTCACCTGCGCCTCACCGAAACCGCGCAACGTCCTACAGGAGACCGACGGCGCCGCCATCACCATGCCATCGCGAACGAGTCAGACCTTTCCCCAACCGCCGACAACGCCGCCATCGCCAACGCGATCAACGCGTCAATCGGCCTCGACAACTTCGGATCCTTCACCAGCCGCCAACCACGCTCCGTCGACTTCGTATATCCAGCCACCACATGCGACCGCAACACCGGATCACCATCATGGACAAGCTCGCCCGTCTCGATCAGCCGATACAGATTCTCCGACGCGTTAGCCATCCGCTCCGGCGACTGCGGAAACTCCACCATCGGCAACCCATCATCCTCAAGCAGCTCCGCCGAACGCCGGAACGCCCACGGGTCGTAATTCACCGCACGCAAATCCGAGAACTGGGCGCACACCTCACGCGTCTTCTCCTCCACCACATGCAACGCCAGCCCCTCACTGTCCGGCTTCAACACGTACGCCTTCACCGCGACCCGATCATCCTCGAGCGTCTGACATACCACGATCGCCGTCGTGTCCTTGCTAACCCCTACATCGACACCCACCCAGGTCGGCGCATCCAGATCAAGCTCGAGACCGGCCTCGCTCAACCGATCCCACCACGCCGGGTCAATCCACGGCTCCTCACCCTCCGTCCAAATCCCGCACGCGAACCTTCGCCACTGCCACGGCGTCATCGACGGAGAATCATGGCGCCGCCGCAACGCATCCTCCGTATGCCACGACGCCGGATTCGCCAACACCACCACACCCATATCGTCGACATCGTCATCGACACCCAGACACCACTCATGCAGAACGAACGTCCCGTCCGGAGAGCGCGCATGGTTGTACTTCGCGCTCTCATCCCGACAAAAACCTTCCATCGCGTGCGCCTTCGCCCGCAACGCACCCAACGGCGAATCCTGCGTCGCCCCCGCCGTCGAAATCGTAATCATCTGCCCCTCACGCGGCCCCAACCCATCCATAAAAACCCCGTACAGATCCCCCGACGGATGCCTGTGCAACTCATCCACCAACGCCAACGTCGGAATCACACCATCCGCCGTATTCGCATCCGCCGCCAACACCCGGATCCGCGGACCATCACGCCCCACACCCGCCAACCGGATCTCCCCATACCCCGACTTCACATCAAACCGACCCTGCATCTTCGACCGCCGCACCAGTCCAGACGCCTGCTTAAACAAGATCCGCGCCTGATCCCGCGACGCCGCCCCGATCA